GAGAACAAAATCTAAAATGGGAACCAACGGATGGCCTAAGGGTAAACCCAAAAGTGATAAATGTAAATCTTTACTTTCCGAAATAGCTAAAACTCAAGATTGGAGAAAAGATGTTGGGCAAAAACAAAAAAACAAACCTAAACATACTATTGAATATAGGGAAACCCTTAAAAAACCAATTAAAGATTTAAACACTAATAAGATATATAATAGTTGCACAGAAGCAGCTTTGGATTTAAATATATCACTTACATTAATTAGTAATTCTTTAAATAAATTGTATAAACGATCTAAATGGAATTTTATATATGTCTGATAATAAAAATCTTCGTGAAATAATCAGAGAGGAATATGTTAAATGTTTGCAATCCCCCGCTTATTTCATGAAAAAATATTGCTACATCCAGCATCCAAAACGCGGACGTATCCAATTCAACCTATACCCATTCCAAGAACAGGTACTTACATTATTCCAAGAAAACCCATACTCGATTGTACTTAAATCAAGACAGTTAGGTATATCGACATTAGCTGGAGGTTATTCATTGTGGTTAATGTTATTCCACGAAGACAAAAACATACTGTGTATTGCAACAAAACAGGACACAGCCAAAAATATGGTTACCAAGGTAAAATTCATGTACGAGAATTTACCAACGTGGTTACGTGAGAAAGACAAACCACAAGAGGAAAACAAACTCACCCTACGCTTAAACAATGGATCGCAAATCAAAGCAACATCAGCTTCATCTGATGCTGGTCGATCAGAAGCCGTTTCATTGCTACTAATCGATGAGGCCGCATTCATCAACAACATCGGTGAGATATGGGCATCAGCACAACAAACCTTAGCAACCGGTGGGGGGTGTATAGCATTATCTACACCATACGGTACAGGTAACTGGTTCCATAAAACGTGGATGGGTGCTGAAATGCAAGAAAATTCATTTCTCCCAATCAAACTGCCATGGCAAGTACACCCAGAGAGAAACCAAGCATGGCGTGACCAACAAGACATGGACTTGGGTCCACGTATGGCGGCACAGGAATGTGACTGTAACTTCGATACTTCAGGTGACACTGTATTCTACCCAGAGGATATGGAATTTATTTATTCCACATTCATCAAAGAACCACTGGAAAAACGCGGTGTTGACCAAAACCTATGGATATGGGAACCAGCAGACTACTCACGCAATTATTTAATTTCAGCTGACGTTGCACGTGGTGATGGAAAAGATTATTCCACATTCCATATCATCGATATAGAAACATATACACAAGTAGGCGAATACAGGGGACAATTAAGCACAAAAGATTTTGGCCATTTATTAGTGGGTATTGCTACTGAATACAACAACGCATTGTTAGCCATTGAAAACCAATCTGTTGGTTGGTCCACAGTACAAACTGTACTTGACCGTGGATACCAAAACCTATACCATACACCTAAAGGAGGTACATCAACTACATATTTCGATCAATACATAGATTCCAGTAAAATGGTACCGGGTTTCACCTTAACTCAAGCTACTCGCCCAGTTGCTATAGGTAAGTTTCAAGAAGCTTTGCTAGACAGATCAGCTGTCATACATTCCGTGAGATTATTGGAGGAAATGAAGGTATTTGTATGGCGTAATGGTAGAGCAGAAGCACAAACCGGATACAACGATGACTTAGTTATGGCATTTGCCATTGCATCATACTTACGTGATACATCATTCAAAATGAGACAAAATGGAATGGACATGTCTCGAAGTATGTTAAACAATATATCAACAGCAAACAATCCATACGCTGGTGGTTATTCAACACCTTCATCAAACCCATTCAATATACCAAACCCATACTCAAACGGGACAGAAGATATCTCGTGGTTACTTTAATTTATAAACTATGGTAGAAACAAATTTACTTTCACGCTTAAAACGTTTATTTTCAACTGATGTACTTATCCGCAACGCGGGTGATACACAATTACGTGTTGTAGACATCAACAAAATACAACAATCTGGTAAATACGAAAACAATTCACTAGTGGATAGGTTCTCTCGTGTATGGACAAATTCACACACATCCATATATGGTTACCAAAGTAGTTTCAATTACCAAACACTGCGCCCTACATTATATTCAGAATACGATGCAATGGACACAGACGCTATTGTTGCTTCAGCAATGGACATTATAGCAGACGAAAGTACATTACGTAACGATATGGGCGAGATACTTCAAATCCATTCATCGGACGAGAATGTACAGAAAATACTATACAATTTATTCTACGATATATTGAATGTAGAATTCAACTTATGGCCATGGGTTCGTAACATGTGTAAGTATGGTGATTTTTTCCTTAAACTGGAAATATCGGAAAAATTTGGCGTGTACAATGTAATTCCATTCAACGCATTCCATATTGAGAGACAAGACGGATACGACTCAAACAACCCAGCATCTATTCGATTCCGATTCATGCCTGAGGGTGCATCACAACCATCAAATTATGGTTACTACAATGTACCTAACTCAGCAAACCAAGCAAACGAGATATATTTCGACAACTACGAAATGGCTCATTTCCGCCTATTAACCGATACAAACTTTTTACCATATGGTAGATCGTATTTGGAACCAGGACGTAAGCTATTCAAGCAATACACAATGATGGAGGACGCTATGTTAATCCACCGTATTGTTAGAGCACCAGAAAAACGTATATTCTATATTAACGTAGGAAATATAGCACCAACTGAGGTAGAAAACTTCATGCAGAAAACAATCAGCAAAATGAAGCGTACACCATATATTGATCAGCAAACGGGTGACTATAACTTAAAATACAACATGCAGAACTTACTGGAAGACTTCTATATTCCGGTTCGTGGTAATGATCAAGCAACCAAAATCGACACCACTAAAGGTTTAGAGTACGATGGTATTAAAGACGTAGAATATTTACGCGACAAGTTATTTGCGGCATTGAAAGTACCTAAAGCGTTCATGGGTTATGAGAAAGACTTAACCGGTAAATCAACATTAGCAGCCGAAGATATTCGATTTGCACGTACAATTGAGCGTATACAACGTATTATTGTATCTGAGTTAAACAAAATCGCATTAGTGCATTTATACACACAAGGATACACTGATGAGAGCTTAACCAACTTCGAGTTATCATTAACTAACCCATCAATCATATTCCAGCAAGAAAAAATTGCGCTATTGAAGGAAAAAGTAGACTTAGCTACCAACATGATCGAAAACAAAATCGTACCAACTGACTGGATATACGAGAATATATTCGAATTCAGCCAAGATCACTATGATGAGTACAGAGACTTGATCCTACAAGATGCTAAACGTAAATTCCGTGTAGCACAGATCGAAAACGAAGGAAACGATCCACTTGAAACAGGTAAGTCATATGGTACACCACACGATTTAGCCGCTCTATATGGTAGAGGCAGATACGATGAGGGTGGAGTACCTGAGGGATACGATGAAAAATCACCACTAGGTAGACCAGAGGAAAAAGCAAGCAACATCAACACACAATCAAACGTGTTTGGCAAAGATAGATTGGGCGTTAATGGTATGAAAAAAGACAACGACGAGTCAGATTCAATACGCCCACAATATAAAGGTGGTTCTCCATTGGCATTAGAGGCAAAATCATCGTATCACCGTAACAAGGATATGTTCAACCAGATGGAAAGTAAACGCAAACGTCTTATATTTGAGGCAGAAATGCGCGGAAATTCGCTACTAGATGAATCACAAATACGAGAGTAACATCTCCCCATATATTTATAACAAATTAAACAGTATAGAATGAATCTAATCAAGCATTCAAAGTACAAAAACACAGGTATTTTATTTGAGCTACTAGTTAGACAAATAACGGCAGACACACTAAACGGTGTGGACTCGCCCGTAAAAAATATATTGCAAAAGTACTTTGTAAAAACTGAACTTGGACGCGAATATAAACTATATGAGACGTTATTAAAACGTACTTCATTGACTGATACTAAAGCGGACATCATCATCAACACATTGATTGAGTCATCTAAAACACTCAACAGGGGAGCTATACGTAGACAAAAATACAACTTGATCAAGGAAATCAAGGAACACTACAACATTGAAGAATTCTTCAACCACAAAATCCCACACTACAAAACACACGCTGCTTTCTATACATTAGTTGAAGCATATAATACCCACCAAGCTGACCCGGAACAAATTATTGTTAACCGCGTAACATTACTTGAACATTTAACAATACAACCAGTTACTGAAGCAAAGGTACGTGAGGGTGTAATGAGCGAATTTGAGCACATGGACAAAGATGTACGTCTATTGACATACAAAATCATGTTGGAAAAATTCAACGACAAATACGATACATTGGATACAAACCAAAAATCGGTATTGAAGGAATACATCAATTCAGTAGACAATTCACCACGCCTAAAAGAATTCTATACTGTAAAGGTAAACGAAATCAAACAAACATTGGCTGATTTAAACAACAAAACAACCAATCAAGTTACGCAAATCAAAATAAACGAGATCATCAACATGATCAAGGTTCCATCAAAAACAACCAAAGTAAACGAAAATAATTTGGTTGACTTATTGCAATATTACGATTTAGTAAACGAATTAAAGGCAGTAAATGGATAAGCTACGACAAATGGTAAAGGATGCGTTGAGCGAAATGAACGCAACATCTCAAGGTGGTGCAACATTCACTCCGGGAGCAGGCGAGCAATATGCTACACCGTTTGCATTCGGGAAGAAATCCAAACCAACCAAATACTACTACAAAATAGGATACAAACCAGTACCAGACAAAATACCAGGTTCTGGGTTGGAGGTAAAACAATTATTTGAGGAACAACCATTGTATGAACTCAACGACTTCCAAAAGGAACGTATAGCTGCGTTCGACGACATTGAAGCGCGTTTAAACCGCATATACCCGTTGATTTCCAACGCAAAAAACGAAACAGCAGAATACTATGATGCCAATCCTGGGTCATATGAGATATATAAATCAACCGAGATGATTTTGAGCTACCTCAAAGCAATCGAAACACTACTAACCGCAACAAAATGAAAAAAACATTACAAGACCAATACCTACTAATCAAAGAAGGAAAAGGACACAAGGGTGTATTTTTAACTGAGGCAAAACGTCAGTTCCCTGACCTTATCCCAAACAGTGCCGACGTTAAACTAACTGCGCAAATATTAAAAGACAAAAACATCATCAGCGAAAACATAATTGGTTTACAATCAATTAATCAGATGGTCCCAACTAAAAAGGAATCATTCGAAACTGCGTTTGAGACGTTCTTAAAAGAAGCAAAGAAAAAGGAAGAAACAGACAAAGCGGAAGCAAAAACGGTATCTAAATCGGTTGAAGATAAGCAAGAACACGCGCACGATAACACAGACGAAAAAAACATCGACAACGTTATATTTGATCAAGTAATGATGGGTTATTACGCAGAATTAAAAGACCCAAAGAACGCTGACAAAACGATGGAGGAATTGAAAGCAATCGTATTAAAAAACCTATCAAAAGATCCAATCCACTACACAAAGGATGGTCAATTTGGCATTAAAGGACTCGGCTACACTACAGACCACCCAGGTTTAGGTACACCAAAAGAAGCCAAAGGAAAATATGCTTCATCTGGATATGGTAATTTAAACGAATCCATGGACGAAGCTTACCAAATGGTAAACATTACTACAGGTAATGCTAAAACTGGAGGAAAAATATTCGTCCCTGATTTTCTCCCTGTATCTCCATTAATCATCAAACGATTCGGAGACCATATGGTATTTGACGAATCTAAAAATATTCTATATATTTCAGCTATATTATACAATAACTTAATCAAAGGGTATGGTGATCAACCAGCAATTAAAAAATTAATTATGGACATACCTCCAATGGTTAAGCAGGTTTTAAACAAAACTAAAAATTATGGTGCACCTAAAATGTTGAGTGGATATAAATTTAAGCAATACTTCCCACTATATGGTGAAGTGAAAATTGCCACTGAAGATAAATTTAACAAGGACCACACTAAAAAGTACTACTCAAAAGGTAATTTCCTTATTCAAAACCTAAACAAACGACTAGAAGAAGATATGTCAATCAACGAATCAAAGTTACGTAACGTTATCCGCACAATCATCCGTGAGGAATTAAACACACAAAAACCATTAAACGAAAACGTACATAAGCGTTTAAAAGAAATCGACACTGAAGTACAAGACGAGGTAACTCAATCGAAACTAAACAAAATCATGCAAGAGATTGAGAAACGTAAAGCGCAATTGACCATGATTGACGAGAACGAGGACTTACGTGAATTGACAGACAAGTCAAAAATTAAAGCACTTCAAAAAGAAATCAAGTTATTGGAAAAAGCACAAGCCAAACTAGAGAAAGCTGGCAAAGGCAAGAAAAAAGAAGTATTGGACGAGGCAGACGAACCATCACAAGAATATTTAGACGCTAAAGCAAACGCAGAAGAGCGTTACAATAGTGGGGAAGACATAGAAGCAATCATAGCTGACTACCCACAATTCAAAAACGAACTATACCAAGATATCATTGGTGGTTTTGAAGGAATGGACTACTAAACATTAACCGACAATGAACAAACAATTATTAATCGAAACAAGATACTTCCAGCCAAACCCTGTCACTCTAGTAGAAGGACAGGGCAATGGTGGAAAT